TTATTTTACTTGTACATAATACGGACTAGCTGTAATGTAATATACATTATCTCTGTCGTTTTGCACTTTATACTGTGGTGAACCATTTACAGACACTTTATCAATAAACTTGAATCCTAACCCTGTATCTACAGTACCAGCAACGTCTTTATCCTGCCAAGATGAAGAATCATAGAAACGTAGGTTGTCCACTTTAGAAACAACACGTTTACCTACAATAGATGAATCCACTGTGCTTTTCTTATCGAACTTCACATAAGAAGGATCGTATTTAATCCATTGCTCACCACCAAGATTTAACCATCCATCTTTTTGAGCCCACACAACATATGATTCTGGTTTGTTTAACTGACGAATCTTAGAATAGCTTGTACCAGGTCCTTTACGTAAGTTAATGTTGTATCCTTCAATATAAGCGATACCATCTGTTACAGCCGTTGGAATTTCAGCAGGTTTAGATGGCTTCTCAGGCACAGAAACTTCCACACTAGAGTTATTGTATGCACGCTTCACATCTGCACGGAATTGAGCTTCAGAAACGCCATGACTACGTAAATAATCAAGTGGGTCTTCGTGATCTGTACCGCCAAGGTATTTTGTTACATCATAGTGAGTCCATAATCCTTTTTCTACAGTTAATCCGCGGTCACGTAAAATTTTAGCCAGTAACTTCACATATTTATCATATGAACGTTTGAATTTATCATAATCTGCCGTCTCGCATAACTCTACGTGTACAAAACGTTTATTCGCACCAGGTCCACCGCCATAAGCAATGTACTTTGTATCCGCAATTTGAATTGTTTCGTTCCAATCGACTGCATAGTGTACGAATGCATTTCTCCATGTACCAGTTTCATACTTTTGAATATTAATAGCTGGCGCTTCAGGTGTTGCTGTACTATGCGCCACAACGCCCTCGTAAGCTCCAACACCATAACGGTATGGTTGCTTTGGTAAATCAGGAATAATAAGTGTTCTATCAGCAAAAGCCCCTGTAGTGAAACTTAACAGGAGCAATAGAGTCATAAATACAGAGGAAGCTAGTTTAATTGATTTTTTCATTAAGCATCTTCTCCTTTATCTTCGTGATCTGTCCAAATACCTAGAGCGATTCCCAATACATAAACAGCTTTTTCCACCTTATCCAAGTTACCTTCGAATCCGGTCATTCCAAAGACTGATAAAATTAATCCAAAGCATGAAAAAAGCGCAACCCATATTTTCCAGTTGCGCAAATGTTTTAAAATATTTTCTTTTGTAAGTGGCAAGTCTTATACACCTCCTTTCAATAACAATCCAATTAGTGCAGTTACAATCGCACCAATTATGATGCGGAGAATCCATGTGGTATTAGCACTGCTTTTATCAAGTTGCTTATTTATATTAACGATGTCTTTTTCGTTCCCTAAAGTACGAGACTCTAAGTTTCGAATGTCATTCTTTATATCTTTTTGATCTGATTTAATTTGTTGGATCTCTTGCTTTAACTCAATAATTTCTTGCATCGTTTTCACTCCTTCCAAAATAAAAAAGACCAGCTTATTGCTGCTCTCTCACTTAATTAGCTAATAATTGTTGTACAAGTGCCTCGAGTTTGGATATTCTTTCCTCTTGAGCTATGTTTTGTTCTTTCAAAGAGTTTATTTCTTTTTGTTGTTCGTTCTGTCTTAACATAATCTGCTGAGTAGCTGCAATGTTTACAGTAATCAATGAGTAAGGTACTACAGATCTCTTGTCTCTGCCTTGGAATTGCTCTGGAGTTTCCTCTGCAACGAAACCATATTGTAGGAAATCACTAGAATGTTCTCTCAAGTATTCAATCCCGTACTCTTCTACATCCTTATTCAAGAAATATTGACTAGGTTTCAACAACATTAAAGCGTCTACTTCATCGCTTTGGATTTCTTGGATGTCTGCTTTTATCTCTCTAGTTGAGCGCTGAGTCCAAGTAACACCAGATACATCATAAGCCGCCCATAGATTATTACAGTTTACGTTTGCATACATCGTATATATCCCCTGAGCTGGATCATATCTCTCAAGAAAATAGAACCCTTCTTTGTTTCTTGTTCCTATGTGAACCTTGATATGCATATTGTGGTACGTTGTAGCAACTGCTTCATATCCATCCGTGTCATCTAATCTTAATATGAAGTCATTTGTTATCTGCGTACGTTCTTTTCTAAATGTGAACGTGCCACTTATAGATAGGAAATCATAATTTCCTCCTCTCATGCGAACATCACCTAAATTACTTGCATTGAGATAAATATCATCCTTCGCAACCACATCTATACTCCCAGTGGAATTAAGAGTCATTTTAGTGCCACCATATCTTGTAAATGAGATATGTGAACTCTTAAGAATATTCCCCTTAGCGTCCTTCCCAGAAGCAAGACCTATACTAGCTACAGAATCTGTGAAGTTTGTAGCACTAGGTGACGTATGATCTATTACTAACGAGTCATTGACGCTACCACCTGCTCCAGAGTAATCATTTCCGAGTACAAGAGCCTCTGTAAAGGAGCCATCTGTGGTAGGTACGAATCCTAGGTACCCACGTGACCTTCCAGTCCCATATAGAGTAAGGTTCTGCTTCTCTAGTCTCATATGGTTATTAGAGCTAGACGGGTCCTCTGTCATAATTACTACGCCTTTAAGGGAACCAGAGCGGATATGTTTAGCTTCTACGTAACCATCTAAGTAAATCTTTTTAGCTTGAATTACTGCGGCTTCACTTGAAAGATTGATAGCTCCTATTACTCTGTTAGCGTCAACTTTAAGAGAGATATTCTGTGAGTTCAATTTAATCTCTGTCTCGTGTCTCTCTACAATAGCTTTACTACCAAATGTCCCGTTAGCCTCTTGTTTAGAGTATACATCCGTAGATTTTGCTCTCAAGTTTATCTCCTGTGTAGTTTGTTGAAACTGTGTATCGTAAGAGGTGTTACGAGTATTGTATTCCGTCTTAGTAACACGATCAGCAACCTCTTTAACCATAGCGTCATAGTTTACGATGTCTTTAGGGTTCTCTAAGTAAGTAGGGAGCTTTTCTCCTACGTTACATTGAGGTTCTGATACCCAGACAGTCCCTGCTCTTCTAATCCATATCTCTATACGAGCATGTGTGATAGGAGCGTCTGGTGCTGTATGCTCCATAGTAAATCTAACCCATTGATTATCAATTAATGAGTCTTGGAACTCAACTTGCTTGTAAGTTCCTACAGAAGTTGTCCCATTAAAGAACTCTATTTTGTATGCAGCTCCTAAGGAAATATTATATTTATCTGTAGTGTAGAGCATAGCAGAGAATTGGAACTTTCCTTGATTCTGATAAGCAGGTACATCTTGATAGATACCATGCCAGATATTTGTATCAGTGTGAGTTGTTTCAATCTTAACAGATCTGCTGTTCCCATACCTGCGAGTTTCATCTACTGTGATTTTTCTATCTGTACTGTCTTTGTCAGCGTTCCACCTCTCTAGAGAAGGAGTTGATAAGGAGATATTCCCGAAGCTATCTAGTGTATGCTTTACAAACTGAGTATTCATTAGGAGATTATCCGCTCCAAGTTCACCAATATACTCCTGCATTTGCTTCTCAGATACTTTTGTACCTAGTTCACCTTTGATGTTTGTAATCTCTGTAGTAATCCCTACAGTATCTGGTACAAGAGGTTCCCAGTCAGTGCCATTCTAAAGTTTTAATATCTTAGCAATCGGATCGCTAGAGTCTAACCATAAAGTTTTACCTGCTTCTAAGTCTTCTGCAGGAGCAGTAGGGCTTTCAATAATAGCCGTCTGCATTTTATCTATGTTATCTTGCACCTGTGTAGCAAGGTCCTTTGCAGTTTGTGATTCCTGGTGAGCCTCATCTGCTTTCTTTCCTGCCTCAGTGATAGCATCAGTCTGACTGTTTACTTTCTCCTGTAATTGATTAAACATCTCACTAGGTACCTTGTCTTGTAAACTAGCTAATATACGTTGATAAGCACGCTGTAAGGCGTCATCTCGATTTAATAGCTCTCTATAGTTACCAAAGTAAAACTTGTCCTGCCTAGGATCTTTATAAGACTCATCTGCAGCAATAGCTCTAGCCTCTAAGAAGATAGGAGGACTAATTGTTTTGTCTTTAATGTATACAGTGTCTCCTTCATTGATTGTCTCATGAGTCAGACCTGTTAATTTAGCCAGTGAGACGGCGTCAACTTCATAGACTACATTAGTATCTATTCGCTTCTTAAGAGCCGTCTTGGTCAAAGCGAGCAGGCGCTCTGGAGTCATATTCTGATTATCAGTCTCTGGAGTATAGAATCCAAAGCGATGCTTCCCATTTATGCTCCATCGTTGAAAGGCTTCCTCATCTACTACGTAGGGGATACCTCCGTTAGCATCTGCTACAGTGATAACTTTTTCCTCTCCATCTGCTCCCTTTACAGTTACATAGCCTATAAGTGTAGTGATAACTCCCTCTGAGTTCTCTTTACGAACAATTCCCTGCAGGTCTTTTCCTACATTTATCTCCTTAGCAGTGAATCTGCCTCGCTTTTCTACCAGGTCCGCATATTTCTTAACAATAAATGCTCCCTGGACAATAACTCTGTATTGAAGTTCATAGCCTCCAAAAGCAGAAGTAATCATGTTATTAAACTGTAGAGGTGAAATAAACTCCGTAATAGTCATACTATGAGTCCCTGTAGCTTCAACGTCACCTACAGTCCAATCTGATCCGTTTAAGGACATAGCTAAATATTGTCTAGCATTCATTGAAGGAATCTTTTGAGGAGCTATATAAGATTCCCCTGCAAGCAAGGTCCATTCCCCACTAGCACAAACTGTAACTGTCTTAGATACAGCGTCTTTTTCCGTCTCAGTGATTACATAAGGAGTCATTACACCAGGACGGGTTTCTTTTACGATGATATTTTGTTGCTGCAAGAGAGGCTCATAAGGAGAGCTCTCGAGTATTTTGAAGTCTAACATATCTACGGAGTTTTTAATTTCCCAGTGTCTTTTGTCCTCTACATATTCATGAGCGCGTATAACTCCTATTACTAGCTTTGTTTTAAAGTCAACTATGTGTAAATCTCCGCTTTGCTTTCTCATTATCTGTATCTCTCCATATATGTTATTTTTGCGGTACCTATAGCCTTAGGACGTACAATAACCTCATTTGCTCCTCTCTTTATGACAGGAAAGTCACTGAATAGGTCTTTAATACTTATAGCGTTCTTCCCGTTTATCGTTACAAGAGCCCTCTCTGTATCAATTACAATACTGTCTCCCTGGTCCACAATATAAGGAGTAGCATCTACAGGTACACTGAACTTCTTGTACACTTTCAAGTCTTCTATAAAGGTTGCGTCTAGTGGGTTGTAATCTCCGTATTTAAATACTCCTACGGCTACTTTCGTTACCACTGCAGCAGTAGCAGGATTAGAATTATTTGTATCTCTCCAGGTTTCAATGATAGTTTCGTAGTCCTGGTATGTCTCTTTCTTGTATAAAGCAGAATAAGCCGTCCAGACATTCCCCTCTCTGGTTAACATCACATGACCTCTAAAGTCTGTGAATGACTCATTTGTCCTACCAGTATCATCTATCAGTGTCCGCTCATCTGGTCCGTCATTTATGGTAGTGTATGCTTTTGTGATTGCGTGGGAGTAGTATTCATCTTTCATCCCTAATTGAGCTACAATCTCATCATTATCGTTTAATAAGAAGAGCATAATAGTTCCCATTCTGTCATAGCTTAGGAAGCAACTCGTTCACGTCTTAATAATCGACTACTTTGAACATGAGCACTCTCTTTGGTGTATCCTGCCTTTATAGCAGCTTGCGTACCATTGAAGTATTTTACGTAATATAAACAAAAGAGCCGTTCCTTTTCGGTCAGCTCTTCATCCTCTAAAATCTCTTTTAATTTTTCTTTCGTTTTGGGATTTTTAACATTAGTAACGCTCCTTTTTGCAATAGTAACGTTACCATTAAATTGCTCATCCCATTTATCTTGTGATTTCCACTTTCTGATTTGCGAAGGCTTGAGGTTTAACTCAGCAGCAATATCAATTAATGGCCTCTCACCTTTACTTGCTTTATATATTTCAAATGCTTTATCTCTGTCCGGGCTACGTTGTCGTGCCACGACCACCACCTCACGATAGACTCTATTAGTTTTTTTATATTTAAGCTTTTAGGAATTCATCAATTGTTTTATCTAACACACTAATTAGCGCCTCTCTCGTTTGCTTCGGTGTCATATCATCACTTATTTCATTATGCATAGCTACAGCCTTTTCTAATTTCTGAGGATCAATGTGTTCTAAATCCATACCAATAACATTATTTGTTAACTGATCGATAATAACTGTTTGTTCTTGTTTACTTAGTTTCATTTCTCTAACTCCTCCTCGCGGTAATTCCTTATTATATTTTTAATCACTTTTGTAAATCTCTTTATCTATATGTATAATTGTATTAAAAGTCACAACTTTTAGAATTGAGGTGAACATCATGAAAAGTTTTGGTATGTTAGTACTCTCTACTGTCTTTTCAGCGCTCCTAGTATATTATAATGTCGATTCCTTTTATAATAAATTTACATCAGGTAATACATATTACTGGGTAAACGGTGTCCTAGCTGTGGGATTCCTTATATCCTTAATTATCAACATAAAAGATATCATTAAGAAAAACTACACAACTTCTGAATCGAATTAAGGAGCCTATTATGGTTCCTTTTTCTATGCAAAATAAAATAAGACGCTAAACCGATCACGGCAGCGCCTACGATAATTGCTATTGGTTTAATTATTAACAAGTATATCTGGACCCTTCTTCAACATATACGCGAAACCTGAAATAAATACGATACTAAATATAATAATGGAAGACCACATATTAAAATGAAATTCTTTACCTACAACTAAATAATAGATGTTATGGACCAAGAAATTAGCACCTATGATAATTCCGCCTAACATTGAACTAATTACAAGGCTGATTAAATAAAATTTGAACTTCTGAAACATTTCCCCTCTACTCCTTTTCTAAAATCAACTTTATTTAGGTGGTTTTAGAAAATTATACCATTTGTTTTCCGGATATTCTTAAACCTATAATTTAATTAAGGTTATTTTAAGGAAGGATTGTCTATTCAAATGTCCATTTTATTCAATAAAAAAGAGCACCCGTTTCCGCGAGCACCCTTTAAAGGATTATGAGAATCTCATTAACAAAAGTCAAGATTACTAAAGTTAATGAGGTATAAGCAGTATATGCTTGTCCTATTCAAATCGTGCATAAAAAGAGAGCATCCACATCATCAGTAGATGCCCAAATGTGTAGGAGGGTTCAATGAGTATTGAATAGGACCTGAGAGAGGTTGTCCTACACTACAATATATGCTTGTCCATCTCAAAAGGTGCAATAAAAAAAAGCACCCTCGTCCAGGCGCTAATAATACACAGTGAGGTAACTAACACGTTAGAAAAGACCTTTCTGTATCATTATATGATGTTCAATCCTAACTATACCTAATACTTTAAAGATGCTTATTATGTAACTTCTATATAACAAAGAAACAAGAACCCGTTATGGATGCTATCAATTATTATCATTATAGTTACGTTCCAATATAATGTTTAATTCTCTTTCTGCTTCCTCATTTTTTGGATGTCGATAATACTCTAATTTATATTTCTTTACATCATAATTAAAGAGGCCAATCTTAATACTTTTAGTTTCTTTCAAAACAGCCATTAAACTAGCTACATCCTCATTCTTCGCATCAAGAATCATTTCTCCAGATTCATTCCTAAAAAATACCCTCATACGATCCTCCCCTTTCCCTTTATCTATTCGACAGAAAAGAAGAATATCCTACAAAACAAAAAGCCATCACCGAAAGGTGACAGCTCCTAAAGGGGAAGAGAGATAACAAATGGCAAAAGTATCTCTTCAAGAATAAGATTACTCTCATTCTTTTCTCGATCACCGCAATCATCATTTAAGCTACGCGCTTTACGTCGGTGACCGAGAAAAGAGCGAAAGCTCTCCTCGTTTTACGTCCGTAGACATCATTTTCAACCCATGAAAATGATTTGTATCAAGAAGTTTCCGCTTCTTGTGTGAACAAACATGTGGAGGTGACAGAGGGGGAACTGCCTCATGTTTGCTCAAACAAAGAGCGGAAGCTCTCTGCCTAGTGAAGATTCGCAGTAATCACTAGAAAGTGTAATGTGCTCAAATAACGATACATTATTATTCTTATTACTTATTACTTTGGTTTTGAAATGTGCCGGGAACGTGATGGTCATTCAATCAAATGAACCACCCCATTTCATTTTCAAATGTGGAAATCATAAACATGGCATCTAGTATTATATTTATTATCAACCCAGGGGACGACTCCTGAGCTGAATGATAAATACAATAATATATAGGAGTGCTCTTAACTCCTCGCCCCGCTAGCTACCTACGCAAACAAAGTGCATGGTGATCTATGGAAGCATCACTATACGGTAGCCCGAGTGCGTTCTGTTCTGGTAGAACGCTTAGTCACCAGAAGGGATTGTGTTCCCCTTCTAGTACTAAGATTACCGTTGATTTGCTTATCGAAAGGTACCCAATATGGTATCCCAAAAGTGCCATTTTATATCATCCCTAACGCATCTGCAAAGTTAATTACAGCAGACTTTTTCTTCCTATAAAACGTTCTTCGTTTTATTCCAAGCACTGTGTAAATATAATCATCATTTAGTACCTTTGTATTCATATATTTCATTTCTAGTATTCTACTTTCATCCTCATCGAGCGCTTCTTCTAGTACCCTCTTTACTTGAATATAACGAATATACTTTTTATCTTGATCGTTTTGTTTTGGCTTTAATTCAGGGAATAATAATTCTGCTCCGAATGCTGTTCTTTCTTGTTGATTTTGAAAACGCACCTTAAGAACACGATATTTCTGTAATTCCTCGATAACCAGTGTTCTAATGTCTTCTTCAGTGATTAAATTTTGTTGTCCCAAGTTAGAATCCCCCTATTGTAATTTTGTTATTTTCACTTCCTGTAAGGTATGTGAAATTTTAATACCTATCTTCTGAATAAGGGAACGATGACTAGTAAGCAGCCCCACCATCTACTCATCATCGTTCCGTTATCCATTAAACCGCTAATTCACCAACATATCGTAAATAATCAACTGGTGCTCGTTCTGTCTGGTCCACTAAGTATCCATAAATATCGAAGTCTGCTCTTGGTATAGACTTCTTCCCATTCGGTTGATGAGACATCCTTACATAAGATTGAATCACTGATGCCGGTACAAGAAACACTGTATGATCCTTACTGAATTCTATAAGGAAGAAACACACCGCTCCCATCTTCTCAGCTTTCTCCAGGTAATCTAACTGGTGCTGCGCAATGTTACTTAAATCGAATCGCGTGAGACTCTGTGTTGACTTCGCTTCAAATGCAACAGCTCGTCCTTTATACACGCCGTCATAATCCACTGTGCTTTTAGATTCATAGAATCCATTTAGTACTCGCCCGCCCGCGCTTTTTAACACCTTCACAGGAGTCGGACGCTTGTTTATAAGCGCCACTCCTTCCCTTTGGTACATTTCATTCGATAGATTAATAAGCATCTCAAATGCCATTCCTCGGTTTCCTAAGCCCATTGTTATTCCTCGCTTTCTATTAAAAGGATTATTTTGTTGAGTTTTTCATTACATACAATTAAAAGTTCTTCATGATATAATATTTTTAACTTACATAAATTTACTATTATATAAAAGGAGGTAACGATTATGAATAAATGGATTATCACTATCATATATTGCTCTCTTTTAACAACATTTTGTTATTTATCCATAAAAACTGTACTTTTATCTGCTACGACTCCTACTTCATTTCCAAATCCTCAATTTTTTGTTGGGATATGTGGATTAACATTTGGCATTTGGATATTCGGATTTGGAATGCGAAAATATATTTCGTTTGCTACCAAAGATGAAAAAGAACGTCGAAAACTTAAAACCATGTTTTCTATCATTTCAGTTTTATCTTGCTATGCTGCAACTATGTTATTTTTCATTTAACTTACAACTTATACATATACTAATTCGATTCACTTGAATAAAACTCAATATTCCGTCAATACTGCAGATACAATAATCTTTCTCCAACCCCCTTGGAGTAGAGCAGTTAGCTTTTGCTAGCTGCTCTTTTATTGGAAACATTTACTTGATGTTATTAATTTAATATTGCGTTATTATAATAATTGTTCAAATAAAGCGAACTGTTATACCCATTACCCTAGGAGACTAGGGTCTTGATTTATACAAAATGAAATTTTTATTAAGTTCTCTAAAATTCGTGAATACTTCTTTAAATATCGTGCATATTATGGATAGGCTACCAGCCAGAATTCTATTCCCGTGAAATTGCGCTAAATTTTTTCTCCTTATGAGGTAATTGAAACAATAGAGCAGTTGGTTTATTAAGCCAGCTGCTTTTTTGTATAAATTTTCAATGTAAGTACATACTACCTTTGTAGGGCTTAATTAATTGTCATTTGAGAGGCTCTCTGCTTTATCCCACTTCTGTTTAGGAGAATAGCTTTAAAAGCTGTTCTCCTAAACAGAAGTGGGACAAAGTTTTTGTTCTCAAATGAAGTTTTTATCATGTTCCTTTCATTCATGAATAACATTTCCACACCGGTTTATACTATAGCTGTAATTTAAAGTTACAACTCATCACTTGCTAAGCGTGAGCTTCTTTCTAACAAAGCAGTTAGCCAATCGAGCTAGCTGTTTTGTTGTATAAAATAGCGTTTTTGTTGATTTTTTACACATTTAAATGTGACAAGCATATGTTGTTGTATGGAGATCCCTACTCACAGAGAAACCTACCTTTCTAAGAGCACACATATGAATGTGCTCTTTTTTTATTTGCCACTAAAGTAACGTTTTTGTTCAAAATAATAACACTTAATCATTTGGATGCATTTACCAGTATTATTCCCAAAAAGTTCATGTTACGGTTAATTAGTCGAGTACGTCATTACTTGACAATGACCCTTAGAAGCCCCGTAGATAAACGGGGGTTCTTTTATTTAAATAACTATTTTGTTCAAATTTTAGATAGATGTTAATATTCTTAATAAAGGAGGTCTACTGATGAAAAATTTATGGCTAAAGATTTCTTTAATTATTTTCATAGCACTTTTCCTTTTAATAATTTTATATTTTGTTGGTATGTCACTTTTTTGGAATCAGCCATAAATTAAGCACAGCAATTAGCTTTTGCTAGTTGTTCTTTTTCTGTAAGATAACGCTTTTATATGAAACCCATACACATTTTTGACACATCTACTACCACTCTATCCTGAAAATTCGTGATAATATTAATTTGTTGAATATGCCGAATTTCGACATTGCACGACAACAATATCTCCCTTAGTGAATCCCTGTCCCCCAGGGGTTTTTCCTTTTTTATTACTTTTTTTTCACTAAATTTTCATTCTGAATAAAATTCAAATTTGATACTACTTTGCTCCCGTGCTACCAAATCCACCAACGCCTCTTTTACTATCCGACAGCTCGTCCACTTCAACAAAATAAGCTGTTTCCACTGGCGCTATAACCTTTACACTCAATATTCTTCCTGTCCTTTCACATCTGATGATTTCTTTTTTTCATTATGCATTCTCGTGTGTTCGGAGGAGCTCATTACTTCTAAGTTTGAAATACTATTATTTTGCCTATTGTGATCCTTGTACTGAACAATCTTCCCCGTCCCTTTACACCTCTCACATAATCCATATTTAAATTTAAAATATGAATCCCTACACTTCTTCCACACTGTTGACTTATAAAACTTCTTTGCGTATTCCTTTGCCATTTCCTAGTCCTCATTCTTTCTACTCACCAATACGATAACCAAAGTACATTACTAGCAAAGTAACAAACGTACCTAAGAAATATCCAATGAGACCTTCAAGTAAAAACATCTCATCACTTCCTTCCGGTTTACTTGGCATTTTTATTAAACAACTTTAACAAAAACATTGTAGTGAAACTACTAATCATACATGCAATGAACAAATGGAATATACTCATCATTCATCCTCCTCCAAAATAAAAAATGTCACATTAATAATGTGACATTTAAAATAGTTCCCCTCTAACTTCTATGCAAAATCGGCTCTGGTTTGCTAATACCTACTAGGTTATATAACTTTCCAACAACTTCTCCTACATATTCAAAATCTTTAGTTTTAATCTCAATTTCACCTGAATCACCAATAAAAGTTGCAGACATTGCAATCCCGGAATTTGTTTTCTTCTCATTGTCTAACAACTCTCTTATTGATTCACGTCCGTCAACTCTATCTTCCATTTCAAAAGGAATTCTAACTTTATTTCTGTTATTAAAATAATCTTTTTCGACATTAGACTGTCTTTTATTATTAGAATTTAAACTATTTATTAAATCAGTAAAATTATTCTCTAATGAGCTCATACGATCCAATATGTATCTTGACGGATCACTGGCATCAACATTCTTCATGATAGTATTACTTTCTACTACTCTATAAATAGGATTATCTGGTTCTTCCTCACCCATGGCTTCCATAATCATCCCTTTAAAATTTTCACTTAATTCTATTACCCCAGCCATATCATTAGTATAGAAAATAGTACGTTCCTCCGTGATATCAAATGGTAGCCTTGTACCCTTTTGACAAATTTGAATGACTGGTTTTCTTGCAGCATGTCTGATGGCAAGTTCATACATTACATTTGGATTTAAATTTGTAAGATTCGCTATAGCCAGATCACATTCTAAAACACTCGTAATGACTTGTCTATTTATCGAACCAGGACTCGGCATCCTATGAGCTACATTAATATTCTTTTCCTCAAATCCCATATTAACTAAGGCCGGAACAATTACAGCATCTATTACCCCTTCAGCCGCTCTTCTTATATCAGATTGATCATCACCAATTGGTGTGATAATAAATCAGGTTTTATCTTTATTTTGATTATCCATTACTTATCCTCCATATTGTTTTAACACAATTTTATCATTCACTTCCAAATTAAAACAATGAAAACCATAAATAATAAAACAAAAAGCAACCGTGCACCAGTTGCCCTTTCGTCAAAATCTTATATTATTACTATAAATACGGTAAATGAAGTTTTATTCTTCTTCCAATCACTTAATGTTACTATGTTCATCTACACCAACATTATTAAGTAACTGGAAGAAGAGCAAAAGCCCCTCTCCTTTTACACAACTTAAATTGCAATTGAATGAGAAATCAAGAAACTACCGTCCATCCAATCTGCAACCATTGCCACCGGTCATGGCAATCCATTTTCGAGTATATCAGGAACCCGTGATTAATGTTTTCCACCACTACTCACAATACAAATATAACACGACTATTCCAAAACAACCGGCACATTTACTGCCAAAAAGCGGTCACGACTCTGCCATCATTTTTTTACCAAACCCGTATCAAAATGTCTTATTATTAATGTGGATTTAAGTAATTGAAACAGCTTTAATATATCAATCTTAGTTATAGAATCATAATCATGGAAGCCATGCGCTATTGAATTACGATTAAGTTCTTGGCACAATTTAACAGGAACCCTAACAAATGTTCTTTGTAACATCCGAATTATCGAAAGGACAAAAACTTTAGTAAATTGCTCTTCCTCTATCTCACTATATTGTTCAGGCTGAATTGCAGCTTTAACACTATATATTTTTGGTTTTTTTCTAACAGATACCAAATCAGCATTTACGTTACCATCACCCCAAGTTGCAAGAACATGTTCAAATGCAGCAAATAATGGCATAGCACATAATTTATAGTATCCCCCTTTAAAAGCTTCATAAGTTTCCTTTATTAAAGTTGCATGTAGTTCATACATAGGAGCATTTATAATTTGTTCTATGTACGCATCAAGATTTCTACTTACATATTCTGATACAAGTTCGTGAGTTATCTCACTCCCTTCAAATGCATCAAGAATTTCAAAGTCTAGACACCAATAATTTTCTTCATGTTTTTTCAATATCCCATCAATTTCTTTTATTCGTTCTGCGGTTTCTTCACCTATTAAATCCCAATCAATATTATCACACATCTCAATTATTGATTGGATTTGCTTATGCCACGCCATTGCTATATCAATTGTTTGTCTATTTTGTTCATGCCATACCATCGCAACATCAATTGTTTGTTTTGTTCATGCCATGCCATCGCAACATCAATTGCTTGTTTGTTTTGTTCATGCCATGCCATCGCAACATCAATTGCTTGTTTGTTTTGTTCATGCCATGCCATCGCAACATCAATTGTTTGTTTGTTTTGTTCATACCATGCCATCGTAACATCAATTATGTGTTTGTTCTGTTCACTCTTTTTCTCCTCAATCCTCTTCTTCAGATATCTTGGTTTCTTCCCCATTAGTAACACACCCCTTCTCACCTAATATTTTATCATTAAAATATTAGAGATAGAATATCTCCTACGACTTACCCATATCTTATATTGTGTGTAACTGACCCGATTGCGAGATCCCTTGCTATCATTGAATTCATAATACTTTCTCTTTTGAGTTACACAGTACAAAAATTATGAGTAACTGTATAAATTAAAAAAGAAAAAACAATGATTAGATTTTAAACCTAGTCATTGCTTTATCCATTGCATCTTGGTTTACACCTATATAACGTAGTGTTACTTTCTCAGACGAATGATTGAATATCTCCATAAGTAATGCTATGTTCTTCGTTTGCATGTACATGTGATATCCATAGGTCTTTCTTAATGTATGTGTGCCTATCTCATCTAATCCAAACTCTGCTGCTGCTCCACTTAATATCTTATATGCCATGCTACGACCAATAGGGCGATTCTTCCCTTGTCTACTTTGCAATAAATACTCGCCATCATCTCTTTCTTCATTAAACCATTTAAGTTCTCTTTTTAATGATGCTGTGATTTGAATACGCTTTTGCTTTCCTGTTTTCTTTTCACGCATAGATATATGACTTCCTTTTACATCTACTACCTTCAACTTTAGAATGTCACTAATTCTTAATCCTGTATTAATTCCCATAATAAACAAAATGTAATTACGGTCACTCTTTTCCTTAAAGTACTCCTTTAGATTTTGGATTTGCTCTGGATCACGTATTGGCTGAACAAAGTTCATTATTCGTCACCTCCAGATTGTTCTGTCTCATAAACTTCTAATCTAAGAGCAAAAGCAAGATTATAAAACGCCTTAGACTTCCAACGTCGATATGTACGCTCACTCATACCAATTTCGTTATAAACCATATAGTCACACATATCATCTTCTTCTAAATAACGCTTCTTAATAATATCTCTTTGGTTTTGCCCTGCACGACTATTTCCGAAGCGAATTAATGCTTGGTCAATGCGGAAAGACATGTTCTCTAACCATTTTTCTCGTTTGCTTTGTTGAACATTTGCTAATGCAACATCTTCTAGAGGATTGCCAACTACATTTGTAGGACCATGATATCTTACTTCATAAGAAGGGGTGACTTTCATTTCTTGGCGAATCATTCCAAACTGTCTATAAATACGTACTTCCTCAAGAATCTCTTCTAGTTTCTCTTGTGTTGCTGTTCTATCGATTTTTGGTAAGAAAGATAATTGTTTAGTCATGTAAGACCACTCCTTTTATTTATTAATTATTTTTGTCTTAATGCGCCACGTCTACGTTCATAACGTGGTCCACGAATCCCCATTAAATCCTCAATGTCACGTGTGCTTAATTTTTCTTTTCTTTTTTTCTTCTTTTTCTTTTTTGTTTGATCCGATTGCTCTTTCCATTCACGTAATTGATCTTTTAATGCTTTCATTCCCCACATCCCCTTTCAAAAATAAAGAGGACACCATTTCTTAAAACAGCTTTATTGCTGCTCTAAAAATTGGTGTCCTCTAGTTTTCTAGCCGGACTATATTCATTTGCTTTTCACTTTAAAATACCAACCTGTACAAAAATGTTTCTCCATGCATTTTCAACTCTATATTTTTCAAAAGCTTTCGCACGTCGAGCAATAGCTTTTCTGGTTTTCTTTTTCTTTAATTTAGCCATTTCTCTAAACCTCACTTTCTATTAAAAGGATTATTTTGTTGAAATCACTTCATTCAATGCACCATGTTTCGCATTAACTGTTTTAATCCATAAATCAACACGATCTTTATTTTTATCTATTCTTCTTTTTGCTTTTTCGATAGCAAACCATTTTTTGAAACCATTAGTGATTCCAAATCCAGTAGTCAATTCAGATACAACATACATGCACAAATCTTCATCGAAATGAGTCATTAAATGTATTCCATCGTGTTTCCCTAAATACTCACCTTCTGCTCTTTGTATAGATTGTGCAAACCCTAAGTTAACTGGTACCCAAAATGGTAATACATTTCCTACTTTCAATTCATTAATCATTTCCTCATCCCCCCTCGAATAAATCTCAATATTCTGCATATAATGTATATAGGCGATAGCCATAACCCATTTAAATGAGCCTCCAGCAATCTGAGTTCCCATCCCGAGAGAGCAGTTAGCTTTAGCTAGCTGTTCTTTTGGTTGTTTGAATAAAATTCAAAACCTCGATCATACTATACTTACATCCAGATTCTCATCTGTGATGTTAGGCTTTTCCCCTTTCCCCAAGGGCTGAGCAGTTAGCATTTGCTAGCTGCTCTTTTTGAGTTTGTCCGAATAAAATTCTAAATTCTGTCCAATACTATAAATGGGCTGATACAGCTTGAATTCACAGTGACCTTTGTAATTTTCTTTCTCCCTTTCCCCGAGGGCTGAGCAGTTAGCTTTTGCTAGCTGCTCTTTTAGTATTCTGTAGAAGCGATGATACAAGGTTCAGTAATATTCTCGTGTTTAAATTCCTAATCCCATTGGACGATTTTTAATCATATACTTATCAGCTTGGTCTATAACAAGAAGCGCAACTTCCGATTGATGCCTTCTTAATGCCTTAGCCATTTCTGGCAAACTCATATTTTGTTTCCACATATCCCGAAAGCGTATAATGTCTCGCTCATCCCAAATGAAGTTAGCTTCTTCTAAAGCGATGTATATTTTCAAACGTAATTCCTTCATCGCTTCATGATTTCTTGATACGCTCATAAGCGAACCTACCTTCTAAAAATGATTATTTTATCTTTTCAGTAAACTTAGTATCCACACGATCAACTTTCCCATTTTGCCAAACAGCAACTTGCTCACCGTATCCACTAGCTGGTGGCTCTACAGCAATTACACGTCCATCCTTTACAACGTAGATTTTATTATTTGTTACATCAATCTCAGCTTTCACAAGTACATCTCTCTTTTCCTAATTCATATACTCAATAACATTCGGTTTAAATCCACTTCCTAGATAAATCCTTACTGGAATAGCTTCTTTACGATTTCTTGCTGCTTTACATAACTCTTCAGCAGCTTCCCAGTTAAATAATTTGTCTCGTGCTCTCTGGAAACGCCATATTCCCATTGTGTAATTCTCAAAGATTTCATATCGATCATCAGCATTTGTTGTGCGAGGAAGCTCATCTGTACTTTTTGCATTCTTAGGTATCTGGACACGCACATCTGTATATGTAACTCTTCCAGACCCTTTTTTCACATTAGCTTTTGAGATATCAAATTGAATAATTTCTGGTTCTACATCGAAAATATTTAACTGTTTAGCCATTTGCATCCCAGCTCCTTATTAAACTATTAATACTTGATTTATTTGCCAAGCCATCCTTTTTCCTCACCGTTCAACATGATGAGTTTCATTAAATCATTTGCGCCTTGTCTACTTAAAAATATTCTTCCTTTCAACAATTCCACGTTATCTTCAGATACTTCACCAGTTACAAAGCAAGACTTCTCTTGCTTTCTCAAAACAACATTTTCCCCATCGACATGAAACTCTAATGCCGATCCTGTATCGATACCTAAGATTCTGCGTAACTCAACAGGAATTACCACACGCCCTAGTTCGTCCACTTTTCTTACAACACCTGGATTTTTCATTATTAGTCCCCCTTATTAACTAGCTTTTTTGTTTCTATCCGATTCAATTTTTTGGACCATCGATTCAAAACGTACTAACCATGCTTCCCAGCGCTTTTGGTTTACTTCTTGCTGCTGTATTGCCACTTCACAATTACAACCATTTGTTTCAATTACACCTGGATAAGTTTCTTTACGAATAATTCCCATACCGTTGCATAATGCACACATTTTAATTCCTCCTTATTAGAATCCTAAATTTGCAAGCCTTTGATCTGCTGTAGTGAATTTCAATACTCTTGAATACCCTAATAAACGACTACCTGTTTTAGCATCATATTTATTAAAAAGCTGTTTTCCGGTAAAGTTAGTTGTCGTAAATGTACTCATTCCTTGTCTAGCGTTTGATACCGCGTATAGGAGCCGTTGTATAAAATCTGAAGCCTGTTTATTCGAATTTGTTGAGCCACTTTCTGCCCCTAAATCATCTAAAACTACAAAATCTGCTTTAGAAATTAATTGAACAAAATATTGAAGTGTGTACTTACTGCTCTTATCATCAAATGAATCCATAATCATTCTCGTGATTGCTTCTAACTCAATGTATAAGCAGCTTTTCATTAAATGGTAATTTTCTTCTTCTTGACTAATTTTCCAAAAATGCTGATTTAATTCGTAAAGCATGCTGTATGCTAAGAAGCTTTTTGCTGTACCTTGATTTCCTGTGAATACTACCTTTTGGATCTTTCCGTTCTTTAACTCTTCTAAAGTTTCTTCTATAGCCTGCTTATGACTTTTTGTTTCTGCACATCCAACTCTATAATCCGATAACCTTGAAAGTGGAATTTTCTTATTTGTAATAACACTTGCTTTTTCTAACATATTGAATTTCTGTAAACGATCAACTTTTTTATAATGAGCATTCGCTTGCTCTTCTAAAATCTTGTCGTTTTGTTCAACTACACATCTCGGGCAAACAACTTGTCCTTTATATTCGATCATCTGGACAGGCTTAATAATTTTTTGACCACTTATTTCATAAGAGTGTTTCATGCATTGATCAGAATGGTAATTCACCTTCAATTCCAGGGATTGAGCTACCTTTTGCATTGGTGTTGCGATCATCTCTCTTCACTCCTTTTTTACCTTTGTTTTTAAACTCAGCTTCCGAAGCATGTACATCTGCTAATGTACGAATATTTTTATTAACCCACTGTTTTAAAATACCCTCAGCGTAGTTCCATTTTTTCTGTTGTTTCAATGCCCGTTCCATGGCTGCTTGTACAAGTTCTTCGCTTGTATCGTTTGCCCATTGGGTAATACTATCGGCTACGAATGGATTTAAAACCCCAAAATTATTTTCATAGAATGAGAAGATATTACTACTACTTTGTAATTTAGTATTTTGTTTATTAGTACTTAGTTCTTTAGTATTTAGTAGTGTTTGATTTTCTATATGTGGATTTTCTACATGTGTGTTTTCTGTTTGTGGGACTTCATAAATGACCGTTTCCCATTTAAGAATTTTTCCCTTTTCATCTTTTATAGGAAATCTTTTTACATAACCATACTTTTTAAGTTCCTTCATCCCTGAGTACAAGCTACTAATTTTATCTTTCGCATGAGTCGCTATTTCTTCCATGTAAAACACCCAATCATCAGGCAATGATAAAATGTAAGCTAATATTCCTTTTGCCTTCCAACTCAAACGTTCATCTCGAAGACCTGTATTATTAATGGTCGTATAATTTTTGTTTTTATTAACCCGAAATGTTGCCATTCGTTTACCTCCTTACACAAACTGCCACATATGCTTGTTCACTTCCAATGATTTCTTGAATCTCGTAATGTGGATAACCAACACTGAAATATCGCTCAATCATCTGATTTAACTCTTCTTTGCTATTTGTTCGCTCCCAAAATTTCCGAGGTAACAGTACTTGATAAGGAACTAGATTTATCTGCATGTACTACTTACTCACTTTCCGTGATATACTAAATTAAAGTGTTTTTTCTAAGATACCCATTGCCGTGGGTTTCTTTTTTATGCATTTTGCACATATTCAATGATGTTCGCCACTTTTTCGAATAAGAGCGTTTAAGCACACGAACCGATTCTCAATGAGACGTCGCTACTTTTTATTTGGTAATTTGTAATGAGCCAGTAGTTTAAGATAGTCAGCTACTTTTACGTTGTTGTAGTTGATAGTTAGATTCATTGGTTATTACCTCTTCCATTGAGATAATGAAAGTTTGGTTCTAAGAACTCGCGCATTTCTTTCGCCTTGAACATCCAACGCCCACTGCTTTTATTATTCGAAATTTCTTTCATTTCATTTTGGAACCTTGGATTAAATAAAATGTTTTCCGCTATCCAGTCATACTTACGATTTGTTTCTAGCTTTAAGCGTTCCATGTTCCGATCCCTATTCCTTCTAAAATACTTTGAACCTTTTGTTCCGCTAGATTCCGAACATATTCTTCGTCAATAGCAACATTTACAACTGCTGTTCCGTTCATTAGGTATCCTCCCTTAAACCATCGGTCTCCAACCGTTAATAAAGTTCAGTGCTTCATTGAAATCTTTCTTCAAGATGTCACGATAACTGTTTACATTGAATGCATCTTTCAAATTACGTCCTAGCAATCCGAATAACTTACGAGTAGAATCATGTACGTCTCTATCTACATGTCCGTTTTCCCATAAGAAATAGATCCGTTTAGCTTTTACTTTTTCAATTACTCGTTGTTGCCCATAATCAACAGTAAGTTGCTTTTCAACTACCTGTTCCAATGAAGAAACTCTTTTATTCAAGTTACTAGTTCCTGCCGCTAACAACTCTATTTGATCGAATGTATCCCCAGGAATTTTCATCTTTTTTTCAATATGTTCTTTCATCCTTTTAAATTCTCGCAGAAATTCTACTTTTATTTTCATAGCTTCTGGAGTCACATATGACATCGCAACAATTACGAACGCATCTTCTGTTAAAAGATATTTTTTATACCACTGTTTATTTTGAGGATGTTGCTATTGGGTCTGCCCAAAGTTGAGCATCCCCCATTTTATTTCATTAGCTTCCGCTAGCTTTTCTAATTGAACCTCGATATCACGAATTACATTTTTATGCTCTTTTCCAAACATTTCAGCAACAGTTAAACTATCCGTTACAGCCTCTCCATTATTGTCAAAAACTAATTTATTATTTTGTATTTCGTCATTTACTACCGCTAAATTTCCCATTATGAAACCTCCTTGTTACCATTATTTTTTTCAGCCCAACAGGAAACTAAAAAGAACTTAAAGTTCGATTTGTTACTAAAAAAAATATCATCAATGTTCATATCAAAGAATTTTGCAATTTTCTTAGCTGTTTCCATTGATGGATTCCTTTCTTTTCGATCAATCATTCGGATATATCTTTCAGTAACTCCACAATAGATTGCAATTTCTTTATATAAGTTTACTTGTGAGAAGCTTATTTTATTTTTCATGTAATCACCCCCAAAAAAGAACTATATGTTCTAAATACAGAATGTAGAACTTTTTGTTCTATGTCGATACAAAAAAGAACATTTTGTGCTAAACTTTAAAAAAAGTGAACAATTAGTTCAATTAGAGAGGTGAACAATATGATAGGTCTTAGAATAAAATCTTTGAGAAAAAAAGAAAATTTAACACAAAAACAACTAGCTGAAAAGATCGGAGTCTCCCAAAGAATGATAGGCTATTATGAATCCGAAGAAAGATTTCCTCCACATGATGTGCTAACTAAATTAGCTGATTGCTTTTCAATCTCCACCGACTATTTATTAGGTAGAGCTGTTACGGATCAACCAAAAGAGCAATTAACACAAAAAGATGAGAAAGATATAGCAAAAAGAATGGAAGAAATAAAAAGAGACCTTCAAGGTGAAGACGGCTTAATGTTCTCTGGTGAACCTATGAGTGAGGAAGCTGTTGAATCATTATTAGATGCAATGGAGTACATCGTGAAACAAACAAAAATAATCAATAAAAAATACGTTCCTAAGAAATATCGTAATAACGACAATAACTGATGCGAGATTAGGAGGGAAAACATTGAAATTCGTCATAAGAGATCTAGTCACACAACTTTGCACAAAATATAACACGAAAAATCCCTTTGAGCTTGCTGATTGTTTAAATATCATTGTATTTTTTCATGATTTACATGAAGAGATTAATGGTTTTTACAAATGTGAAGAAGGAAATAAGTTTATCGCTATTAATAATAATTTATCAGAAACTATGCAAAGGACAGTTTGTGCTCACGAATTGGGACATGCTGTCCTTCACGAAGAAGTAAATACTCTATTCTTACGAAAAAATACTTTTTTATCTGTTGATAGATTAGAAATAGAAGCAAATACCTTTGCTGCATTTTTATTAATAGACAAAAATACCATTATTCCAGGTGATACAAAAAAATGTATAGCATATAAAAATAACATTCCTATAGAACTCTTAAAGTTTTATAAAATTTATTAAAAGAGGAAGTTGTTTTGATTATTGATTTAGCGATTGAAAGAGAAAAAAGACAGAAACAAAAAGAAAATTAACTTGTAAAATTGCCTATCGTTACGCGAGTTTACGAAGAAGATGGAGAAATTAAATACGAAATAGAAGGATATATAGACACACCTGTTTCTTGGTTAAAAGAAAAATAAAGGAGGGAAAATCATGGCGTCTTTCCAAAAATACCAAACAAAAGATGGAGCTAAATGGCTCTACAAAATTTACACCACTATTGATCCGAAAACAGGAAAGAAAAAACAAACAACAAAACGTGGTTTTAAAACAAAGAAAGAAGCTCAACTTCATGCTGCGAAGGCTGAAACAGAATTAAGTAACGGGACTTTTATAGAAGATAAAAATGTGATGATTTCTACATTTTTGAATGATTGGCTTATAACCTACAAAAAAGGAAAGGTTAGAAATCATACATACAATCTTCACAAAACAGCAATAAACAAACATATCGTTCCGTTTTTCGGATCGTATAAGGTATTCGATATTACACCTTCACTCTGTCAAAAATTCGTGAATCACCTCTTAGAAGAAGGGTATAGTGAAAATAGTGTTAAGAATTACACTGCACCTTTAAAAGGAGCTTTGCTCAAAGCTGTTGATTTGCAGCTTATTCAACAAACACCTTTCCGCGGAATTGTCATTGCTAAAAGTGATACTGAAGACAAAAAAATCAAGCATTTAGAAGGACAAGAAGTGAATACATTTGTTCAAAAATTAAAAGAAACAGAACCTCATTATTTCTCGTTGTTCTTTACACTACTTCACACAGGAATACGCAAAGGTGAGGCACTGGCTTTACGATGGGATGATATTGATTTAGAAGAAGGAACAATAAGTATCCGTCACACCTTCACTTATGATTATAAAAACCTAGATAATCTATTCGCTAAACCCAAAACAAAAGCATCTTACCGCACGATAATCTTAGCAGATTTTTTAATCCAAATCTTAAAGAATCATAAACTTGAACAGAATAAATGTAAACTGAAATTAGGAGGGTTATACCCTGATCTTTCATTAGTATTCGCACGTGAAAATGGACTTCCTTATCCAAAGTCTACTTTACAAAGAGCTATGACTCGCATTTTAAAAAAAGCTAATGTAACAAATATCACGATTCATGGTTTACGTCATACACATGCCGTTCTTTTGTTAGACGCCGGATATTCAATGAAAGAAGTGCAAGAAAGATTAGGACATGATTCAATTCAAATTACTTCTGACATATATGCCCACATTTCAAAAGAGATGAACAAAAAGAGTCTTAATAAATACGAAGCGTTTGCGAAACGTAACCTACTTTAA